ATTGCGGTTATAGAACAATTCGCTCTGTATGGCTTCAAGGGAGCCATCACCAACAGATGGCAGTGGAGGGATGAAGATGGCGATCGGAAAAGGCGAAAGCCGCCAGGCCCAACCGGGAACCGACATTGCATTGGTAAAAGACCTGCTTCATAGACTGGAATTTGTGAGGAGCGAACTCCAGGCGTCCTGCAAAGGTTGGGACGATCAATGGTGCCCGACATCCTGTAAATGGTGGAGAATCTGCGGGTATTAGGGGAGGTCGAAGATCTATGAACGAGAAGTGTTGTCCATTGTATTCGGCCGGGCGCGAGCTTCTCGAGTATTGCCTGATGAACGGCTGCTCCTGGTGGATGCCGGAAAAGGAAGCATGCGCAATTCTAGAGCTAGCCCGCAGGGTGGATCTGCCACCGCGACCGCCAGCTTGCGGAGGAGGAGCGGAGCAGGGAGGAGGCGAAGAAGCAGAGGGAGCAGAGGACGGATGATGGCCCCATTCCCATAGGCGACTTGATCCAGGAAGAGCTGACGGAGGAAGATAAGGCGAAGATGAAGGAGCGGTTTAGGGAGGTCAGGGAGAAGATGGCCGGGGCCGGCCAGGCTACCGAGGCTGGTAAAAAAAGGAGGCGGTAATGGAGATTAGAGCAGAGGACATAACCGAAAAACAGCTGCTCGGAGTCGTCCGCGACCTCGCCTTACTCCTGGGTTGGCTGTTCTACCACACCCATGACAGCCGGAGGAGCGATCCGGGCTTCCCCGACCTGGTCCTGGTCCGCCAGAGCCATCTTATTTTCGCTGAGCTGAAAAGCGAGAAAGGTAGGCTTACACCCGATCAAAGAGCCTGGCTTACCGAGCTGGAAGAGGTTGCCAGGTGTAGCCGGGGCACCGTGTCTGCCCACCTCTGGCGGCCCTCCGACTGGCTGAATGGTATAATAGCGGAGGAGCTGGGATATGGAAGGGGGAAGTCCAATGAGCAGAAAGGATAAGGCAACCGTGGCATACGTTGGCCCTTTCCTACTTCTCCTGATGCTGGGCATGAGCCTGGGCATGAGCCTGGGCCTACTTCAAAAATGGCATGAGGAGGAACGGGCACGGCTCCAGGTGGAGGAGGAGGTAAGGGAGGCGCGGCAGCAGGCCGCCGAGATCGAGGAAAAATATGGCAGGCTGCGGCAATGGATGGAAGACCTCGGCCTGCCGATCGAGGTTGAGGCCGAGGATGTAGAAGAGGAAGAGATTCCCGCCGTGGAGGATGAAAGGGTTCCCCTTGCCCCTGAGGAGGTTTCGCCCGCCTCCGATTTCTCCACGGCGGGCCTACCCTACCCGAGCGGGTACGGGCCGGATACGCGGGACAGGTGGTTTCCGAAAGGCATCATGCCAGATATTGACATCTACCTGGGCTGGAGAGAACGATACCCGGAGGGGTATGCCCGCCTGGTAGCCTGGGGCCGGGGGGAGACGTCCCCGCTGCCCCTGGACCCGGCCATGCAGGAGGCAGCGCGGATCGCCTATAACGGCTTGAGGTGGGACTCCTGGATCGAACACCGCCTGGGGGGAAGGGCGGCGCAGTCCCCGTATTATGGCAGGGGGCTGGAGTGCGCCTACTGCCTCTGGCAGCGGGGGCGGAATATCGAGAACGCCCTGGCCACCCTGGAGGCGGAGAGCACCTATGGCCTTGGGGGGTCGCTCTATTTCGGCATCCTCTATCCAGGATATACCAACACGCTCGAGGGCTACTGCGACCTGCTGGATACCTGGAGTAAGTCGACCGATCCGTGGGGCCAGGCGTGCTTCTGGAACATGCCTGGCTACCCGCGCTACCAACAGGGGTTTACCCGGATAGCGGAGGCGGCGGGAGAGTGGAGGCCGTAGATGGGCGTGGCAGTTATACCCACCAGGAGGAGCCGGAATAGGACAAACAAAAAGGGCCAATACAGCCGCTGGATGCTCCCTTCCAGGCCGCTAAGGGACTACCTGGAGGAGTATTTTGCGGCGGGGATAGGGAATAACCAGGAGGATAAGGGATTGAAGCACCTATGCAGCGGAACCAAGCGGATCAGCAAGGAAAGCATGTACAGGCAGGTGCATCGAGCCATCTATGATCGGATTTATATCCCTCTGGACCTGGTGGATGAGGTGTGCTGCGATCTGCTCCAAGTACATCCCTATGAGATTTACGGGGAAGCCTACTACTGGCTTATCCCCTGGGCTATATTATATTTTAATGGCCAACGATCATCCTTCCAAAAACGTCTGGAGCAGCTGGCAGAGCAGGAGAAGTCGGAAGGTAAATAATGGAAGGAGGAACCATGGAAAGCATCAAGACAAAAGCATCAACCCTGCCCCCCAGGCAGAGGCCGGAGAGGTGTGCGGTCTGTGGCCGGGAAGCTCCCACCCCGTTCTGCTGTCCCCGGCACGGGATAACCTGCGCCCACTGCTGGGACCTGGACCACGGGGTGTGCGGGGTGTGTGCTGATCGGCTGTACGAGCTGGAGGAGCGGGGGGATGGATAGCGAATGGCAAGAATATCCAGATGCATCTTGGGTACCCTTGCCCTCCTCGCCCTCCTCATCTTGGCCGCCGTGGGTTACGACATCCTCACCAGTGGAGCAGGCAGATTATGGAAGGAGGCCGGATATGGCTGCTGCAACGCGGCGCTATGAGATCAAGGACAGGCGCATCGAGGCCCTGGAGGCGGAAAACGCCGAGCTGCGGCGGGAGAATGAGCGCCTGAAGGAGGCCCTGCGCCTATTGCCGCCTGAATCATTCCTCGCTACCTACTCCCTCCTCTACGAGCTGGCCTACCTTGCCGATGGGCCGAAGCCGGAGATCAGGGCGAGCTACCGCCGGCAGGGGGAGGGGAAGGTCCCCATCCGGGATTTCCGGGCCCATAGGATGAAAGCGAATATCGACCGGCAGCTATACAGGCTCAAGTACCAGATAGCCCAGTACCTCGAGGACGAGCAGAGGATTCCCGAGCCAGACCCCCGAAAATGGGGAAAATCTCAAGATGCCGCGAAAAACTTTTGATCGCCATCTACCTGGGATTTTATAGAAAGGGCTTGACAAAAATCCCCTCAAAGCCTAGAATCCACCGGTAGAATGGCTGATTGTGCCAATAGGCCCCGGACAGGGGCCTTTTACTTAGCCGGATACGAGCCGCCCACCGACGAGCATCTACATATCGGCAGGTCAGCCCTACAGGGCTCGGGCCATAAACCCATAATATAAACCGGGCCGTGTGGGCGGCTTCCAATTTAAGGAGATCGGATGAAATCGCACGATCCACAGCTGAAAGCAAAGGCCCTGGCCCTCTCCATGAAGGAGGGCCCTAAGGCGGCGGCTGAGGCTACCGGGATATCCTCCTCCACCATCCGTGCCTGGAGAGCAAAGGCCGCAGCCGAGGCGCGGGCGGCTGAGAAGACCCTGGAGATGGTGATAGGCGAGAAGATCAGCAAGCTCCAGGCCGCGCCCAACCCGGAAGAGCTGGGCAGGCGCTCCCATGCCCTGGCCGCCCTGGCCCTCGATCGGATACAAGACCAGTTGGAGCAGTCGGAAGAGGAGCGGGCGAAGGGGGCCGACTACTGGTTGCGGGCCGTCGTGGGAGCCTACAAGGTCCTGGCGGAAACTGGTAATCTGCTGCTCGGTGGGCCCACCGCCAGGGCAGAGGAGCTGTATACTGGTACCCTGGAGGTCAAAAGGCAGAGGGAGGTGGCAGAGGTCCTTGCCAGCTACTCGGAGGTTGTCGCAGAGGCAGAGGGAATCCTTACAGAATCTTCTGGCGACAACGGTCATCGAAAATAGCTTCATTCCCCATAGGCCGACCGCCAAGCAGGCCCTAGGGCTGATGTCGCTATCGGAGGAGCTGTTGTATGGCGGCGCTGCCGGTGGGGGAAAGAGCGATTTCCTGCTTATGGCCGCCCTGCAATTCGTCGACCTTCCGGATTACTCCGCCCTACTGCTGAGGCGGAGCTACCCGGACTTGGCGTTGCCGGGGGCGATCATGGCGCGCGCTCACGACTGGCTGCGTGGGAAGATACGCTGGGTGGATACGGAGAAAACCTACTACTTCCCCTCCGGCGCCACCCTGACCTTCGGCTACCTCCAGCATGAGGACGACAAGTACAGGTACCAGAGCGCGGAGTTCCAATTCATAGGATTCGATGAGCTTACCCAGTTCAGCCAGGCACAGTATCGCTACCTGTTCTCTCGGTTGAGGAGGCAGGAAGGCAGTACCATACCCCTCCGTATGCGAGCTGCTTCTAACCCGGGGGGGCAGGGCCACCAGTGGGTCAAGGACAGGTTCATCCCGGAAGGCTTTAAGGCTATAGATGGAATGGCAAATATGTACCGGCATGAGGGCAGGATATTTTTACCAGCACGGCTCCAGGATAATCCATTTCTGGATCGGGAGCAGTATATCCGCAAGCTGCAGCACCTGGATCCCATAACGCGCCAACGGCTGTTGGATGGCGATTGGACGGTATCGGAGGGTGGGGCGATGTTCAAACGGCACTGGTTCCGGCTCGTGCAGGACTGGCCCCGGCATGGGAGGCAGGTAAGGTTCTGGGACCTGGCGGCGTCCAAACCCAAGAGGGGGCAGGAGCCCGACTACACGGTAGGTTGCCGGATGGCGGAATCCGGCGGGCAATACTGGATCATCGACATACGCCGGGTGCAGGACACGCCGGGCGAGGTGGAAAAGCTGATCCGTCAGACCGCCGCCCTGGACGGCTACGAGGTCCCGATCCGCATGGAGCAGGAGCCGGGGGCATCGGGAAAGATCGTAATCGATCACTATGCGAGGGAGGCGCTGAAGGGATACGACTTTGCCGGCATCCCTTCCACCGGCGATAAGGCGGTACGGGCCGCCCCGCTGTCTTCCGCAGCAGAGATGGGCAACGTGTTCCTCGTTGAGGGCGCATGGGTGGAGGCGATGCTGGATGAGTTCGAGGTTTTCCCTGCCGGCGCCCATGATGATCAGGTGGACGCCGCTTCCGGGGCATATGCCTACCTGAGCCGGGATGAACGTCAGGGGGCCTATACTGATCTGGGAATATTAGGTTATGCGGATGTAGGAGTGTGAGCAGATGTTCGGACGCGGCAAGCGGGAAGAACTGGAAGCCCTTTCCAGGACGGTCGAAGAGCTCCGGGAGGAGCTGAGCCTCGCATCCCTGCGCTCGGAGGACCGGGGCTGGGTGGATGTCTCGGCCCTGGGAACCGACCGGGAGCTGGCGGCCTGGGACCACCGGGAGCTGATCCGGGAGTGCTACCGGGCCTACCTGGTCAGCCCTCTGGCGAAGAGGTTCGTGCGCTATGTCACCTTCTTCACTTTGGGCCGCGGGGTCCAGCTGGTGGCGGAGGAAGAGGCCGTGCAGGCCGTCTTAGATGGCTTCTGGAAAGATGAGAGAAACCGCATGGCCCAGCTGGTTAGGGAGGCAAGCGACTGGCTGACCATAGCCGGGGAGGCGTTCTTCCGGCTCGATTACGATAAGATCACGGCGCACACCACCGCCTGGCTGATCGACCCCGGAGAGATCACCGGCATCATCTACGACGAGGACGATGCCTCTACGCCCATCGCCTACGTCCGCTCCTACCAGCGCCAGGTGGGGCCCGCCCAGGTAGGTCCGGGCGGCACGGTCTCGGTCCAGCGGGAGGAGCAGACCGAGGTTCTCCCGGCGACTGACCCGGAGACCGGCCTACCGTCCATCGTCCATCTCAAGATCGGCGGCCTTAACTCCTCCCGGGGCATCTCGGAGCTGCTGGATATGCTCCCCTGGCTAAAGAAGTACGAGCGCTGGCTCAACGACCGCGTGGTCATCAACGCCGGGAGGGCGCTGTTCTCCTACGACGTCACGCTTGAGGGTGCCAGCGCCGAGGAGATCCAAGCCTACCTGAATTCGCTGTCCGGCAAGCGGGTGGCCTCCGGGGCGGCAGGAGATGGCAGATATGCAGATTTTGGTAGCAGCCGCACCATGAGGAGCGGCAGCATCCGCGTCCACAGCGATCGGGTGAAATGGGATACGATCAGTCCCGACGTCAGCTCGGCGGATGCGCGGGAAGACGGCCGGGCCCTCAAGCACATGATCGCCTGTTCCGCCGGCCTGCCGGAGCACTGGTTCGGCGATACGGGCTCCACCAACCTGGCGACGGCCAAGGCCCTGGACCTCCCCACCTTGAGGCAGTTTGAGGATCGCCAGGTGGTGATGGCGGAAGCTCTCCGGCTGGTCTTGCGCAGCGCAGTCCAGCTGCAGCGGATATACGGGAGTACCCTGCCGCCCATCCCGACCGAGGGGGAGGACGAGTATAATGACAGCTTCCAGGTGATCTTTCCCGAGCTCGACACGTCGGATGCGTCCGACAAGGCCCAGGCGTTCTCCAGCGTGGCCAAGGCCGTGACGGAGCTGGTGGCCCTGGGACTGATCTCCAAGGGTACCGCCCTGGAGGTCCTCCGCAGGCAGGAGCCGGTCATCCGCAGCTGGGAGGGAGAGGGCGGCGAAAAGGAACGGCTGGACGAGGAGGCTCTGGCAGCGAGCCAGTCGCGGCTGCTACCGAGGGAGTGAGATGGTTGCCGTACAGTAACTGGGAGGAGGCGAGGAGGCTGAAGGCCCGGCTGGATCGAATCGACCGCCGGGTATCTCGGCAGGTGACGCAGCTGTATAAGGAGGCCCACCGGGAAATCGTGGATGACCTCCGCCGCCGCCTGGAGCGGATTGCCGACCCGGAGGGAACGATCAGCCTGGGCCAGCTCTACCAGCTGGAACGTGGGTCGAAGATGGAGCAGCAGATCGCCAGGCTCCTGGAAGAAGCTGGGGTCCAGTCCCACCGCCTGATGGCCAAGGAGATCAGGCAGGAACTGGAGCAGGTGTTTCCGACTATTACCAGGAGCGTGAACCAGCTCCTGCCTCCGGGGATAGCCCTGGACCTCAACCGGGTGTGGCCAGAGCAGGCTGCCGTCCTGGTAAAGCGCGCCAAGGAAATGCCGCCGTTCACGGACGTGACGAGCCAGGGCACGGCGGCCATCATGCGGGAGGTGAGCCTGGGAGCCATCCGCGGCCAGTCCGTCCCGGCAATCGTGCGCCGGGTCCGGGGGACGCTGAGCATGGGCAAATATCAGGCGGAGAGGATCGTGCGGACCGAGGTTATCCGGGCATGCAACGAGGCCACGTCCTGGGTTTACCGGCGGTTCGGGGAGCGCGGCCTGGTCACCGGCAAGCGGCGGCTGTCAGCCCTGGACGACCGCACCTGCCTTGCCTGCATCGCCCTGGACGGCACGGAGTACCCGCTCAACGCGGAGATGGACGACCATGTGCTGGGCCGCTGCGTGTTCGAGGCGATTGTCCCCACCTGGGAGGAACTGGGATTTGAGGGGATAGAGGAGCCGGCAAGGCTGCGCCGGGCCAGGGACCCCTACTCCGGGGAGAACGAGATCGTGAAGTTTAAGAACAGCCAGGAATGGTTTAACTCCCTGGACAGCGAGACCCAGGCCCGCATGTTGGGGCCCAGCCGTTATAACCTATGGGTAGAGGGAGCTGTGAGCCTAGATCAGATGGTCGGGCCGGGCAGCAGCCTAATCCCGCTGAAAAACTTGGGGGTGTAAGATTATGGCAGTTTGGAGCACAGCTTATATCAACGACCTCCCGGACAGCGCATTCCTTTACATCGCGCCGGGAGGAGAGAAGGACGAGCAGGGAAAGACCGTACCGCGCTCATTGAGGTACTTCCCGGTGCGGGACGCGAGTGGAAAGGTGGACATCCCGCATCTCCGCAACGCCCTGGCCAGGATACCGCAGTCTGACCTGCCACAGGACGTGAAGGAGCGTGTGAGGAGGAAGGCAGAGGCCCTGGCCAGGGAGTATCTGACGACCTACCAGGAAGAGGAAGAGGAGGTGATCCCTCTAAAAATTACGGAGATCATGGAATCGGAAGGTGATGGCAGTATCAACCGATACCGGGTACAGCTGCTGGAGCCGGATACGGTGGGGAAGGGCGCCAACAAGCGGGTATATCCCTCGTCGATGTTTGCCAGGAATTACCATCTGTATGAGGGCGCGAAAGCCTACCTGGATCACAGCTATGATAGGCAGAAGAACCGCTCCGTGAAGGACGTTGTAGGCTACTACGAGAATGTCGCGCCGGATGGGTCGGCGGACCTGGTGGTGGTAAACCACCGCGACCTTATCCACCCGCTCATCCTGGAGCAGCAGCGGAGCGGCAAGGAGCTGGTCGGCCTGAGCCACCATATTTTGGCAAGATCCAGGCCGGAGAAGCGCGGCAAGGAGACCGTCAACGTGGTGGAGGAGATCGCCGATGTCAGGTCGGTGGACCTGGTTACGTCCCCGGCTGTGGGGGGGAGAGTTAAGGAGATACTGGAAGATGAGGAGGTAGAGATGAAAACGGTAGAGGAGTTGAAGGAGTCCTACCCGGAGCTGCTCGCAGAGTATCGGCAGGAGGTAGTCGAGGAGCTGCGGGAGAAGATCCGGGAGGAGACGGAGGGCAAGGTTTACGGAACCAAGGCCAACCAGGAGAAGAAAAGGAAGGAGCTGGAAAAGCGGTTCAGCGAGCTGGAGGAAGCCATCAAGGACAAGGAGGCCAGGATCGAGGAGCTGGAGCGGGACCGCGAGGCCATGCGGCGCGAGCAGCTGGTGGCGGAGGCCGTGAAGAAGAGCGGGCTTCCCCCGGCGGCTGGAGCCCGCATCATCGGTGCATTGGAGGAGGCGTACGAGAGCGAGGAGGAACTGGTCGCAGCAATAGACGAGGCAATCAAGTCGGAGAAGAGCTACATCGCAACCATCAGGGACAGCGGGCGCACGTCGCGCCCCGGCAGCTCTCGCGATGCCGCCACCATGGTACTGGAGGAAGCTCGGCAGGTGCTGGGCGAGATGCTGGGCAACACCGAGCAAAAGGATGAGAAGGAAGGAGGAGGAAAATAATGGGAGACCTGAAATATCCCCATGGAGACCAGATCGCAGTCACAGCGGCAGGCGTCACGGCTGGTGACCCGGTGGCCGTCGGTAACATCTCCGGCGTGGCTCTGACCAGCTCGGATGACGATAATCAGGTCGTCATCAAGCGCAACGGCAGCGTCATGTTCACGGTGGCTGGGTCGTCTGGAAACCCTGTCGCCGTAGGGGATTGCCTGTACTACCATGCCGGCCCGCCAGTGGTGATAAATAAAGCCCCGGAGGACGGCGTCTTTATCGGCTGGGCGCTGGAGACTGCCGCAACGTCGAAAGAGATTGAGGTGCTGCTCGCGGGCGGCGAGCCTGCTAATCCGATAGGGGTGGCCGCGTTCCAGACCATCCTGGATGCAGGGGTCGGGGCCTCAGGATCATACTCGTGCACGGATGTATCCGGATCGCCGGATTCGCTGCTTGCGGCGGATGATACCATCAATCGCGCGGTCCTGGTCGTGGCGATCTGCACGGAGGATGTTGTCGCAGGGACTGGGGATGGTGCCGCTGCACCTACCTTCCAGGTCGGTGAGGCTGGAACCGCAAACAAGTTCTTCACTACTACCGCCTTGGGAAGTGGCGAGGAAGGCGACGTGTTCGTCAGCGCAGGGATCCTCACCAAGGAGAAAGACCTGATCGTTACCTGGACGACGGGGGGTGGCGTCGGCCCCACCGGCGCATACAACATCACGGTTCTGGCCCTACCCACGGCTTAAGGAGGTGACATGGAATGAAACGGAGACTGGAAGACATCTACGAGGCGGTAGGCCCTGACCAGTTCACCGCCCTGCTGGGAGAGGAGCTGCACCGGCGGCTGCAGAGGACGTATGCAGAATTGCCGGGAGTTTACTCCCAGTATTGCTCGCTCGTCGAAGTGCCCGACTTCAGGAATCAGAACATAATCTCGATCAGCAGCACGGAGGACCTGGAGAAGCTGCTCCCCGGCGAGGAATACAAGGAGCTGACCTTCACCGAGGCGGCGGAGACGTACCGGGTTTACAGATACGGCAAGGCGCTGTCCATCCCCTGGGAGTTTGTGGTAAATGACGACCTGCGCGGCATCAACCGCATGGTGGATGAAATTGGAAGGTCGGCACGCCGGGCGGTGGCGAAGTTCGCGGCGAGCCTGCTTGCCAGCGTGACCGAGGATAGCACCATCACCGGTGATCTCAACTACGAGAACCTGGCTGATGCCATCACCGCCTTCAACTCGCAGCTCAACGATGCGGATGGCCCCCTGGGACTCAAGGCGGAGCTGCTGATCGTGCCGCCCAAGTGGGAGATCACGGCTAAGAACCTGCTTGCTTCCGCCGCCCTGGTAATTAGCGGAGATACCGATTCGATGATCGGGGCTAGCAACCCCCTGCAGAACGCGCTCCAGTTGGTGGTAGACCCGTTCTTGGAGGATGATGATTGGTATGTAGCCGCCAGCCCGCGGCAGGCGGACGGGATCGAGCTGGCGTTCCTCCAAGGCTACAAGGATCAGCCCAAGGTGCTTAAGATGCGCGGGACTGAGGAGGCCGAGGACCTCGACTTCTGGACCGATGTCCTCGCCTATAAGGTTCGCCACGTCTTCGGAGGCGCTGTCGTAGATGAGCATGCGATCCTGCACATAGGCTCGGGAGCTTAGGGGGAGACCGGCTGAGGCGGGGCGTCCCGCTTGGGCGCCCCCGCCCTCTCCCACCAAGGAGGTAGAGGATGGGTAGCAGCAGTTATGCCACCCTGGAGGACGTCGCCCGCTACCTGCGGGGCGTGGACCTCACTGGGCACGAGGCGGACATCACCGCCCTGTGCGAGGACGCCTCGGCCTGGATGAACTCCTACTGCGGCGTGTCCTCCCTGTCCGGCCTGGCGGATGCGGCCACGCTGCGCATGATCTGCGCCCAGCTGGTGGTGGGGCTCTGGCAGGCCGGGGAGAACCAGGGCGCGTCCAGCCTGCGGATCGGGGAATATGCAGTTACCTGGAAGGTTGTGGCAACCAGCGACCCGGCCCTCAAGGGCATGCTCAACCGGCTGGTGATCCGGGCGGAGCTGAAGCAGGGAGCGGAGGTGGCGACCCTTGACTACCGCGTTTGATTCGCTCTTGAACCAGGTGGCCGTCGTTACCAGGATCACCCAGGAATATGATGAGCTGCTGCGAAGCAAGGAACAGGTGGAGGAGATCGACACGGTCCGGGTGCGCATCGACCGCAAGTCCGCGCCTGGGGTAAGCGGCCAGGTGCCCGCCGAGGCCGGGATAATCGAGGGCAGCGTGCCCGACCAGGTATTCCTGTCCTACGGCGAGGACGTGCAGGTGGGAGACTACCTGGAGATCGGGGATGAGCGGTGGCGGATAATCAGCCTGGTAAATCCTGGAGGGGTAGAACATCACCTGGAGGGGTGGATAATCCATGTATAACGGCAACATCCAGATACTGGGAATCGATGAGATACTTAAGAATAATGCCCAGCTGATGGAGAGGGCGAAGAAGGAGACCATCACCATCCTGGACAAGGCGGCCTTGGACACGGAGAGCAGGGCCAAGCGGATATGCCCGGTCGACACCGGCAGGTTGCGTGCCAGTATCCATGTGGATGATCCGCAGCCATTCCTGCGGGAGGTCGGCTCCACCGACGTAGAATACGCGATCTATGTCGAGATGGGCACCTATCGCTCACGTGCCCAGCCCTATATGCGCCCGGCGTTCGAGGCGGTATATCCAGGCTATCAGCGGGCGATAGAGGCCCTGGCGAGGAGGGTTAGCGGAAGATGAGGGAAGGCAAGCAGAGGATAGTAGATGCCCTCATGGGATCGGCGGAGATCGCCGCCCTGGTGGGTGGCAGGATTTACCACCGCAATCCGCCGGTGAAGCCCACCTTCCCGCTCATCACTTACTCGGAGATCGCGACGGGCGGAGATTCCGCGGATGGCAAATTGTATTTCCGTCGTCCGCGCATGGAGGTGCGGGGATGGGGAGGGGACGTCGAGGCCATGGAAGAGGCCATCATCTCCGCCCTAGAGACTCTGCCCGCCGCATCCTACATAGAATCCGTGCAGGTCTGGGATCCCGACCTGCAGATTGAAACGGTAGCGGTCGAATACCGGCTGCTGCTGAAGGTTTGAGAAGGAGGGAAGCCATGCCGTTTTGGAAGAAAGATTGCTTCCGGGAGCCACAGAGGGCGGCCATGCACATCTATGCTCCCGATGAGGATGGAGACTGGCAGGAATGGACCGGCACGCTCAGCGTGGGAGATATAGAAATAGGTGCGGTCGAGCTCAAGAACTATGGCAGCGATGATCGAGTGTTCGTCAGTGCGACTCACCTGTTGTACGTGCATCACACTGACGACCAGACCTTCGTAACTGCGACCGGCAGTAGCGCAGTAGCCATGGTGGTGAATCCACAGGTTGATGCTGACCTGCAGCAGGTGGCCATTCATCTGGATGCGGTCGGAGCATCTGGAACCCTGACCATCGTGAACGACAACGGTGCCGGCGCGGCCTATGATACCACCCTGCTGTCGATCGACATGACCGCGGTCCAGAACTACCTGTGGATTCCGGCTAGGCCGTTTCGC